AGGCGCAACTTCGGGCTTCACCACCTCCGCCATTGGCGCTTGCTGTATTGGCTCGCCAGTAGAGGCAAGTGGGACTTCGGGCGTCTTTGGCAAGGGCGGCGGTTCCGACGCGCCAGCGGGCTTCACGGACTCTTTCCCGACTGCATTAGAAGCGTGCGCCAAGGCATAAACCGCATTTAGCGTCGATTGCTCCAAAGTTGTGTCTTTCAGGGCGTTTAGCGCGGCTTCGATTTTCCTTCCATCGGGCGCGTCCGATGCAGCGTTCCAGGCATTTATCGCCCGGCTGCTCGTCTCATTCGCAACCTCTTGTCCGGTAAATTGGCTCACGAACTTAGTCAACGGGGCCGCCCCTTCCGGTAAGAGCTTCGCCACTCCGAGAGCCGCCGCTTTACTTGCCCCGCCAAAGATCGCTAGTCCGATAGCTGATCGCACTCCGGCGGATTCGGCTTCTGCATCCGTTTTACCGGCGTTTTTGGCCTCAGCTTCGGTCGCTAGTGCCCCGTGCGTCACCATCAACGGTATTCCGGCCCCTGGAATAAGACTCTCGACTGCCATCACTCCCGCTGACCCAGCCGCATGAGCGATTCTGGCCGTGACGGTACTCGCTAGCTCGGGGTCAACATAGTTCCGCTTGTCAGAGTTTTCCGCAGCCTGCTTGAAATAATCCGCCTGCGCTTTTGCGTCTGGAATCTGCGCCATGACGGTATCGTGATACTGTTTTTCAAGCGAGTCCTGTAATTGTTTCGGCACGAGTAATCCATCAGCTAAGACCAGATCGCCCTGCTGTGGATGAACCGATTTGGGGTCAGCACTTCGCGCCTGCATGTTCTCCAAACCTTGCAGTCCCTCGAAGATGTATTTTCCCGCTCCGGCCGCCAGACTGCGGACAGCATTCAGCGACTCGTGGAACGGCAACCCCGACATTGCCGAAACACCTTTCTCTAAATCAAATTGGTCTTTTACTGCGGCGGGCAACGGCGCGGCAGCGGCTTTCTCTGTCTCGGCAGTTGGAGATTTTGGCACCAGATCGTGGAACAATCCGTAATCCTGTGACCCGGCCACAGCGCCGCCTGCGCTTACCGGATTCGGAACCAGATCGGTGAACGCGCCAAAATCTGTCGGGGAGTTTATTTCAGCTTTCGGAACAGTACTAAATCGCCCGCCGACAATCTGTTCGGCCGGCGCGCCGTTCTCGCCCCCGATAATGTCTTTCGGGATTAAATCGCTGAACGGATTAGGTTCAGTCGGCGCTTCAAGCAGAGATGGCATTTCACGATTGCCACAGTTGCGCTGGGTCGATGCTCATATCCTGCAACCGTTTCGCCACGTCTGCCATCGGAGCGCCAGCGGCTATCGCCGCCTTGGCGTGCGCCAAGTATGTGTCCACTTCGGTAGGTGCGGAAGCCTGCGGATCAGTCATTAACCCCATTGGATCGGGCGGAGATGAATCTGTCGGCGGGGCTGGTTCGCCTCCTCGAAAATCGCGCGTCTTTTGATTCAACGGTGGTTGTGCACGAGTAGGCGTTCTATTGAAATCTCCCTTGCTCGACAAATCCAGTAACTTCGACGCTTCCGGGCCGGGTTGGTCGGGCGACATGTACTTCTTCTGCCACCACGAACTCAAATCTTTGCCCGGTTCGATGTATCCCCCGGCTTTCAGACGGTCGTAAGTAAGATCGTGTGTATCGGGATTGTGCAAGTCCTCCACGATTTGTCCCACAACAACCTTTGGTGCCATCCGTTTCGATACGACCTGATTCCCGTTGTCGTCATAGCTCACTTCGGGCAACGGAATCTTGTGCTGTTCCGCGCGCATCTTGAAATTCCGCAACGCCTGCGGGATACCAGCCAAGGTTGATGTTCCGTACTCGCTCGCCAAATCTTTGTAGTTCAGATAATACTGTGCCGGATCGGATGTTTCCAACTTCGGATCGTTCAACTGCAACTTCTGCGCGCGATCCTGAAATTCTTGCAGGTAATCGTTCTTTTGTTTGTCTTGCTCGACCATGCCTGAAAATCCGCGCGAATACGCTTCCGCCTTCGTCTTGAGCGCATCACCAGCATCCTTGTAGTACTGAGTGTGTGCCTTCGTCATGGCATCCTGAACTTCGGTATCCTTGTTCAGCTTCTCACGCTCGAAAGCGTGTTGATCCTGTGCAATCCGTTCCTGAGACGCGAGCTTCAATACCTCATCTTCGCTCTGCCGTTTTACCTCTGCGAACTTGGCAGCAGCAGCCAGACCAGAACCAAGAGCTGACAGGAATAGTTTCGGCCCCTCATTTTGTTGGGCGTCAGGAATAATCGGAGCAACCAAGTCCATTTATCCGCTCCAATTCGACCAGTTGTAAAATGGATTGTTGGCAGGCGCAGATGTAGCGTAATTCCCGCCGCCAGAACCACCGCCACCAGCAGCAGTCGCGGGCACGCCGCCGCTCCTCTGTGCCCCCATTGCGCTTCCCATCCCGAATGATGCTGCCGTGCCGCCAATCGTTGCGATGGTGTTGAATAATCCGGCTGCGCCCGGATCAGGCGCGGCCAGAACGTTGTATTTGAATTGGTCGGTGGCCTGCTTGTAGAGATTATTTTTCGTAGTCTGGTCGGCTTGCTCCTTTGCGCTAATCGAGAATGGAGCAACTGCGCCTTCGGTCAGTCCAGCCCAACGTTGTGCTGAATTTTCCCCTTTGCCCATCAAGTCGAGACTCGTTAGACCAAAGTCGCGAGCGGTCAGAGCCTTTGACATTCCGCTGCCCCCGAATCCGCCAGAAAGAGACTGGAATGCGGAGTTGCGGCGAACTTTGTCCTGAACGTCTTGTGGAATTTCACCGCGCAAGAGAGCCTGAGTGTTTTTAGACCCCTGCGCGACCATGTTGCCGTAGCCGGGCAAAATTTTCTCAAGAAGTGCCTGAATGTCCGGCATGTTGGCCGAATTTTCCGCTGTAGCCTTTTTTGCTTCTGCGCCAAGGTCTGTCGGTACGTAATCAGCGACACCCGGCTTTGATCCAAAAACGGATTTCTTGCCACCGGCGGAGTCAATCGCCATGTTCGCCATCCAATCAAAAAGTGCCATTAGAGCCTCCCTCCCAAGTCCCCGAAGCCGTATCCGGCTGTTTGCGCGCTCTGGACGTGCTGAATGCCAGACAGATACTCACGCAATTCTTTTTCGAGAACTGCGATAGCGTTTGCTTGCGATGCCTGAGCGTCCTGCCATTTTTCGGCCCGTTCCAGCATAATTGCTTGCGACATCAGACGCAGAGCCTCAAATGCCTTAATCACAAGTTCGTCTCCGCTGACTTTTTGAATCCAGCGGATTTTGCAAATTGCGGTGAACTGAACAGAATTGGTCAGCGAACCGTTGAAAAAGTATTTCCTGCGCTTGAATCCGGTCTGCGGAAAATAAACTTCTCCACGATCCACGAAACGCTGACTGCACCCGCTGAACTTGCCGGGGCCGTTCTGCTGATATTCAAAGAGCACGGAACGCATATCAACCGGATGCCCGTCTATGTCCGTCACAAGAACCGCCTCAATATCGCGCGGGAACAGAACTTCTCCGCCCGTGATTGTTGCGTTCACCTCGCGTAAGGAACCCTTGAAAATCCCCTGCTCCATCAATCGCATTTCGGCCATGCTCAGGATACGTTCCAGTTCGGTCGTGGTCAGTTGTAGCCCGCCCTGCATTTCCAGCGCGAGTCTTGCAACAGCGTATCCGAATGATCCGGGCAGATAAACGCCTAGATCGGTCGTGTATGTCGTGTGACGCGCAAGTTCGGTCGCCTCGATCAGCTTAGCTTTCTGTGATTCAAATGCCTGCTGCTGCATTTGCTGCGCCAACGCGGCATCACCCTGAATCGCATATTGATTTTGGGCGGTCGCGGCAGCATCAGTCACAACGAAACTTTGTACCATTAGGCGAATATCGTTGTAATCGTCCCATGCCAACGCATCGGTCGCAGCCGTCACTGGAGCGTAAACCAATTCGGCAATCGTCCCATGCACGCTAATTCTGCCCGAAATGGCAAGTTGGTTTCGATTGTCCACCAGCATTTGTTCGGCGCGATTGACAAGATACGTGATCTCCGCTTTTCCCATTGTCAGAAAGCCGCGAAGTTCCAATGCCAATCTCGCCCGCGTTCGGCCAAGCGTTCCTTCGGCGTAGGTAATCAGATCGCTCTGGTAATTTGCTTTTCGCTTGAGTGAGTTAGTCGGGTCAAGCTGATGTTTCTGAACTTCCGCCTGTAAAATCTTGAGAGCTTTTTGCAGATACCCTTCACCCTCCGGCATGGCGTTATTTTCATCCCGTTCAATCGACAAGATCGCCAGTTTCAGCGCGCGGATGTTCTGGACGATCAGATAATCTCCGTCTGCCGTGATCGGCACGTACCGTTTTGCGCCGGTAACGCGCACGGTTGAGGCTGCCGCCAGTCCGGGGTAAATGTATTTCCTGCGCAGAATTGTTGGATCGCCGCCGTCTGGCACAAGCCCGAGATCGATCAACGGATTGTCATGCGCGCTGGACGGATCAACGTAGGTGAAATTCGTTACCAGATTCCAGCCCTGCGTCACATCGGTTTGGGAGAGCACCGTTGCTCCGCTCAAGACTTCGACCTCGATTGCATTCTCAAGTTCTTTAGGAAGCAACAAGACTTGTTTGCCGGATTCGGTTGTGGAAACAACGTCGTATGTTGCCATTCCGTTTACAGGAATCATTTCATCCAAGATGGCTTTCGTGCCTTCATTAGCGCGAGGACGAACACGCGGGTCAGACGCACCGACGCCATTGGCTACAACTGTTGCCAACTCCGTCTTGCACACTCCGTAAGTCAGTCCACCCATTATGCGTACCCCACGAATTTAACCAACCCCAGCGCGAAATAAGGTGGCAATGCAGGGATAACTGGAGGAGTCGGATTACCTGCGTCCGCGTCAATTAAGGTTTGGGTTGTGCCAGCCCCATAAAGTCCACTTCCGGCGTCCGGCGCGTTACCGTCCGCCTTCCATTTTCCGACCTTCACTTCTGCCGTGGCCGGTCGGTATGTATTGGCATCGCTTAAAAGGATGCTGTTATCTCCGCCTAACGCCAATGCAGCTCCGCTCACAGACGATCTCCAGTCGGATGGATGCCCGATAGCAAGATCAGTCATGTGCGCGGCCACAATGAAACGGTCTGACAAATCAGACGTGGCATTATTGCCATTGCAAAGCGCCCAGCCGTCCCACTCGCCACCGACTATCCCGAGTCCCGTCCCGTCAAAATCAACCGCCGGATCGCCCTGATAATAAGAGAGTTGACCTATTTGACCTTTGTATTCCCGTCTCCATGAACCAGAATAATAGACATAGGTACCCATCGGCCTTCCGCCATTATCCGTTCTGTGCCAGACTTTATCCTGATCGCCCACTGCCGGCGTGGCTGATCCTTGGACATAGGGAACGTACGTGCCAGTCACGACCGCCGTAATCAACGTCCGTAAAAGCACGATCAGTTGCGTCAGCGTTGTTGGCGCTGCCGCAGGATCAGGCGATGCAATAGAGACTGCGACTGGTAAACTCATGGCACCCTCGCTTTATCGTCCTCGACCAGTTGTTTGGCGTGCAGCCGAAGTTTTCTTAGAGCGCAATGGCCGGTACCCCGGATACGGGGCTGAAATTCAAAACCCCTTCTCATGCTTCTGCCGGTAAATGATGCGTTGTCCACGTCGTTCTCTGGTTTCGCTATTGTGCGCCGTGGAAAGAAGTTATGCAAGAGCGTCGGAACACCCCCCGACGTAATCGCCTGCGCTGTTCCGACTACATCAATCTCTGGCAAAGTTTGCCATGCCGTCCAGATGGGATGCTGGTCGGGCCGGTATTCGAGTGAAATCGTTAACGGGTCTTGCACATCATCAATCCAAAGATCGGCTCCAAACAATTCCTTTTCGTTGAACGGACTTTGGAAGTTGAGTGATTTGGCGACAATCTCCCACGGAATAGGCGTGTCGCCGCCGTCCCGAATACCGTCCTTTGTGATCTCGGATACAACAAAATTCGGCCTGCCAGCAAGCGGATCGTTAGTCAGCGAAAGACCGAGCGAATAAGCCCGATGAACCCCGCCAAAACTCCCTTCGATTAGCTGCTGAGTTCGCAGTTGCGTCCAGTGACCGTCCCATGCCGGTTTAGTCGCCTGACCAAAAGTGGAAAGAACGTCAAAATCCAAGGACAACAGCCCATTATGGAACACCCGCCATTCGTTCGGTTGCGGTGTGCATGTGCAAATCAGCCGGTTATCGAAATTGATTGCAGACCCGTAATCGAGCCATTCGGTTGTGTCGTTATCCGTCCAGATACGAACATTCGTGCTGATCGGAAGATGTGCCCAACTCGTTGCTTCTGCGCGAGCCTGACGATAGCTGCGCCATCCATCGTCACTCCTGAACCAGACATCCTCTACAACCGACACAATCGAGCGCCAGCCGCGCGCTCCGGTATTATAAAGGAGCACCCGTTGAAAGGCAGATTGTTTCCATTGATCGCGAGGAATCGCCAGTTGGAACGAGGTAATGCCGCCTTCTGAAAACGCGAGAAGTTCGCCGTCGCCCACGCTTGAATCTTGTTGTGGAAGAAAGTGCATACCGGAAAGTTTCCCGAGAGAGAATGCGATGCTCGCTGTGCCTCCTTCGTTCAGAAAAGTTGTTTCAGTGAATTTCAAGACCGCCGCGCCTGGATCATTCGCGTCGATTCCACTTCCGTAAAGATCGCTGAACTCAATTTCCCTGAAATCGTTTACGACAACGATCAATCGTCCCATTCCATAGGCCATGATCGTACCAACCGGAACCTCATCATCTTTTGCCCGACGTGCCACCACTCCGTCATAGATGATCGGCTTGGATTGGCCGTCTTGGATCACGCAAAATCTGTCTGCTTGGACGAAATACGCTCGGTTGTTGGTCGGGAAATTGAGTTTGTCGAGAGCAATTTCCTGCACATCTAAATCCGTGACTTCGCCGAATTTTATTCCGAATTGTGGCGTTAATTTGAACAGCCGTCCCCCTGCCGTCATCATTATGCACTCGGGTTTGCCGCCGCCCGGAGAATAATAGCCAGCGCCTTGAAACAGACCTTGGTAAAACGTATCCAAACCTTCCGGGCCGCTCAGTCCAACAAAAAACCCTTGCGAATCGTAGTGAACACCGACATCGCTAAAGCTGATCGAGCAAGCCGCGAAAGCAGGTCGAGTGGTTGGCACCCCGCCACGAAACACCATGTTGTCGGCGGTCGCGCATTGAATTTCGTCTATCAGGCTAGGATTGCGCCCGCAATCGACCCCCGCTGCCAAGCTGGAGAATCCATCGTACGCTCTATTTTGGTCGGAAATCATTTCTTTTTGGAAACTGGAGCTTTACCACTGGTCGCACGATTGTATAAATTTGGCGTCCTGATTACGCTCCCCGAGATAGGGTCGGTGGTCGGATCAAGCATCCATTGACCTTGCGAGAATATGGTGTGCCCTTCGTCGCTTACTCCGACCGGATTATTGGCACGCCCAGGATCACCGCCCCCTAACAAGTATGCGTTCGTTGTTTGGTCTGCCATCCAGTTCCCGGTTACATTGTTTTGAGAAAACCGTTGCGCCTGATCCATCGGACCCGCCGGAAGTGCGGCGCGAACTGGGGGCGAAACCGCTGTTCCAGTTGGCGTAGTTCCGTCTGGATTCAACTGCCCTGATGCTTTTAACGCAGCGGTTTCTTGCGCTCCCGCTGCCTCGGCGTCTGAAAAAGATGGCGGATCAGATTCGCCTGGAGTGGTTGAACTGGTATCAGCGTAAGTTACCGTCCCGCTCCCAACTGGAGTTTGATAATGGTCGCCACCAAATCGCAGCATCGCCATCGGAGTACTGAGAAATTGCCCGAGCGACATGTTCCCGCCGAATTGCCCAACATCATTTCCACCGGGATTGTAACGCGGTGTGGGCGGTTGATCCCAATATGGAGCGCCGCCGGTTCCCTTCCAATTTACATCAACCTGCGGGCCATCCGAAGCGTTCACAGGATCGGGTCGCGGTCGAAGGTTTGGACTGGCGTAACCCGCACCGGATGGGTCCATTGTTACTGGTGAATCTGGACCGCCAATCCAATCTTCATTTGGGTCCGATATGGGGCCGGGAGAACGTCCACCACGAGACGCAATCATTGGCGTATCTGGCGCTTGATAAACTGTCGTGGGTAGATTCCTGTCGTCATATGGACCGGCAGGATTATATGACGGGTTGTTGACGCCCCCTGAAACTCCAGCAGTTGCACTCGGTTCATCCTGTTGAGCGGAATACCACGGTTTATCACGAATCGACCATTCGCGATTATTAAGCCCCGGACTAGCGTATCCAGCCCCGGAACTGTCCATTGCGCCCGGCGGAGCTGCCGTGGATTGTGGCGACGGAGTTGCAGTCGGAGTCGCGACTTCCGGCCCCGAACCGCTATCTTGAAAATAATTTTTGTAAGGAGCGTTCGGGCCGCTGCCAATTAGCGGCATGTGATTCTGGTCGAAGTCATTATAGAAAGGTCCGTAAAAGTCTCCGCTGGACGGCGAAGGACTCGCGCTTGGCGCTGGAACCGCAGCGCGCGGAGCTGGAGTTCCCCCGAAATCCAACGCGTCACTGGCCTGCTGCACATCACTGGTAAGCACGCGACCGCCGGGATAAGGAATTGTTGGATTCGGCGCGATTCCGCCAAACCCTCCAAACCCGTTAGCTAGTGGCTGGTACCTTCTCCCCAACTTATTCTTCTGCCCCCGGTGTGATTACGAAACCCTCAAAAGACACTCGCACGTCGTCGCTGAGGTTGGCCGGAACAGCGGTTGCGATGTACGGCTCGATCTCAACCTCTTCGTCCAACAGTTTTCGCTGTTCCTCGACAACTTTCTTCAAGCCTTGTTTGGAGAATTTGTACTGTTGACCTTCCATCAGCACCGCCTTGGTTTTTTCGTCCTCCAAAGCTTCATTCAGACGAATGTCCTCGTTCCTGGCGTTGTAATCCTCGATTGGTTTCTGGCATCGCTTGAGCATGCGAGCCACGGCGTAGCTCAGTTTGGTTTGCGGTTCATCTTTGTCTCGCATCGCCGTCCAGCGTGAAGCGGAATTAGCGAAGTTGATTACATCTCGAAGGGTTTTTTTCATAAAATGAGATTATGCCGCGCGCGTTCAACTTGCAATAACCAACTCAGGTCTGCGGCACCAGACCTCCGATGCCGCAGGGAATGAGTTGATTAGATGCTGTGGACCAGCTCGTAGTTCGGCTCGTAGCAGCTCGTCTTGAGCGTGCGGAGCGGAGCGCAGCGTTTGTGGAAAATGCTGAACCCGAACCATGTGTCCATCGGCCTTGTGGCCGACGTAAACACGGCGTCGAAAAACCCTTTTTGGTTTCTCGGATTGCATTTCACGTCCTGGATGTTGAGCCAAGCGAAGTCGCCCATGTAATCCACAGCCTTGAAGGAGGTACTGCCTCCGGGGCTGGTGATTTGGTTTGGCGTTTCGATGGTCATCACCTGTTTCATCACGACGTAGGATTTGGCGTAGGAAGCGTACAGATATGCCTTTTGGAACGTCTGTTTCTTGCCTTTCACCGCAGCCACGGGATCAGAATACGGCTGTACCCGAACGAGGTTGCCCCCGACGATCTCGTACCGAGGCTGGAACGGATTGTAAACGTGCTGGTAATTGTCCCATGCGCGCTCCATGCCGTATGCCTTGGTCAGCAACTTCACCTTGTCAGGATCGTACCGGAAATCCATCCGAAGTTCCGGGTCTTGAGCCATCAGGTCAGCCGACGTGTTGAAGTCGGTGAAGAGTTGCAGTACCGGCGCTCCCATCGTGGTCAAGCCAATCCCGCCTTCCTCGCCCGCTCCATCGCCCATCAGCCACTCGTAGATTTGGCGGAGGGTGCCCGTAAGCAACTTCGACGTTGGCGGGTTAGCGCCGCTGAACGAACTGCCGTTGATGTCGAATGAGCCGTTTTCGGTGATCTTGTGCTCGCACATCCGCTCGTACTCATCCTGAATACGGTTTTCCCAAACGTAGTGCGTTACCCAGCCAAGGTTCTTGTCCAAGGCCGCGAGCATGTCCTTGACGCGATGATCGTCCCGCAAATCTTCCAAACAGAACCAGTCCGTTCGGATATTGCGGCTCGATTTGCGCCAGGAGCGCGTGCTCTGGCCGAACTCGATCAGCTCGGGGTCAAGATCGCATTGGCTGTCTGCTGTTCCGGTTGACGGTGTATTTTCTGTCCACTCATCCCCGACATTCGACGGAACCGTTCGTTCCCAAATGATAGAGTTGTGAACCACGCCCAAGCCATCTTCCCATTTTTCAAAGGGGACGGCGTTGCGCCATCTCCCGCGCGGGGATAGGCGTGTCGCTAATGCGCCCTGCATGTAGCGACCTGTTTCCGCGATGAGCATATTATCAATCTCTTCGCATGTGTAATCGTAAGCTGGCATACTTAAGTGCCTTTCTTGCAAACTGTTAGCCAGTAATGTTCCACGTATGTATCTATGCTCGATGAAGATTCAAATGGCACGACCTGCACAGCCAGATAACTTCGAGTGGTTTGGAATAATCCTCGTGGTGCATCTGCGATTCGGTTGAACCGCAATGCGCGCAATTTTCCTTAACGAGCTTTCCCCGTTTCAGATAAACATGCGCGTATGATCGGGCATTCATCTTCATCCTTTGAATCGGATTAAGCCTGTGCGATTTCCACCATTTTCGGAGATACGCACTATGACATTCCAAACAATACCTACCAGAAGCCCTTTGAGGCTTCCCGCATTTACAAACACTCTTGGTCATCCACCTGTTCTACATTAACAGGCCGATTCAAGTCAATCTTTCAAAGAACAAAACACGCGGTACTAGCGTTTTCCGGTGATGAAGTCCGGTACAATCCAGTTTGCTCGCAGGCTCGGTCGAGCTATACCCTTACGCCTGATTGTTTTGTGAGTAGGCTCGGACTCACACGCTTACGCCTGAAAATGTATGTGGCAGACTTTGCGCCTGCCGTCAAGATTTATTTTTCGGCAACCAACTGCTCAACTTGATCAAGAGATTCCTGAACGAAAGCTCCGCTGTTGTTTTTGAACTGGATGAACGTCAAAGAGTCGGTCTTTGTCTGGCCGACGATATGGATGCCTCCGTCAGTGGCATTTGCCAATTTTCCAGTCGTGACAGTCGCGATGATGTCGGGGTTTATCAGCATGGGCTGAAACTTTGTGCCATCGCCTTCCTTCGTGATTTCCGTTAATTTTATCAGCTTCATTTCCTGTACGCTCCAGTTCGCAGTCTCGAAAGAATATCGTCGGGAGCAACACCGTCGCCCTCAACTTTAGTTGCGATCCGGTCTTGACCGAGTTTCGGATCAGCGCCTTTCAGTTCACGATTTTCTTTGTCGAGAGCGTTCGCGCGTTTCCGTTCGGCTTGCCACATTGATCGCAGCGGCCCTGCGGATGCAGCCAGATATGCGGCGATGGCTGCTTTTTGCGGGCTGCTTTTCAGCAGAATCTCCTGCGCAACGGCATCAATCTCGTCAACCTGATTGTCCCACCATTCAAATTCCGGCTTGTTGACCTTCTGCAAGGTTTCGAGCTTGATATTCTCCAGCAAATCTGAACGCGCGGCCCCGAGCAAAGAAACCCATTCCTTCGCCATTTTCTCGTTATCTTCGTGGCGTCGGATCGTCTCGTTTTTCGCTTCTTCTTGAGCGAACTGCTTGGCGTTTGCCAGTTTTTCGTTTATGACTCGTGAATCAGACTCGATTCCCTCGATCAGCCGCTCGAAACGTCCGCGCATCATTGGGCTTTGAATGCCCCTGGCGATTTCCTCAAGGGCCTCAATCCGTTGTGCCCCGACCAGAGGCATTGCGCGACCCAGTGCGTCAGCATCACCGCCAGCGTCCTTTACCAACCTGTACGCGTCATCGAACTTTTGCTGGCGCGGTTTCATGTACTTCTCTTGAAACGCAGGACTGGCCTGCAAATCGTACCGCTCAAGCCGGGATAGCGCCTCATCACGCTCCTTGGTGGTCATATCCAGAACGGTCTTGATTTCTGGATCGTCGGTCGGCACGACGGGCCTCGATTTGAGGGTCAAATTCTCCGTCTTGAGAGTAGCCAGTTGATCCCTGAACTTCCTCAAGTCGGCTTTCTTTTTTGCCGTCTGCGCCTGCTCGATGGCAGCGTCAATCTCGGCCAAATCGGGGTCAGGAGCGGCAGGAATTACCGGAGCCGTCTCAAGAGCGGCAAAATCGGGCGCTAGACGGCTCGTCAGGTCGTCTTTCTTCGTTTCCTTGGGCAGAGTTGCGGCAGCGGCTTCCGGCTCGACCTTGGGCTTTGCTGGCGTCTCCGGTGCGTCGGGAGCTTCCGTGGTTTCTGGTGGATCATCGACCAGATTGCTCGGAATATCGAAAAGCGATTTGAGATGTATTTCTTTCGCTGTCGGTTCGGCTGTTTGTGGCGGCGGTTCGGCTATTGCTGATTCAGGCATGATTTTTATTCGGTTTCTGGTGCTGGCTCTGCGTAAGTTTGGTCTGCTGCTGTTCCTCCTGGTGTTGGAGTCTCAATCGGAACGGCCCCGAGCACGAAACGAGTCAGGCATTGCCGCCAACCAGTTTGCTCGCCAAGCATGATATATGCACCGTGCGGCGTAATGCTGGGCGGTGCGACCTTATTCATCGGATTGTCATCTTGCTCAAATGTTTCGAGCCAAATTTTGAACGTATCGTCCTCAAAAATCTGTCGCATCCGAGCTACTAGTTCAGGCGAGTTACGAAATTGGATACAAGTCATGGCTTAGCTGTGACGGGTTGCTTGGGCTTGGGCAGCGCACTCGGTGGTACTCTCGTAAGCGAAGGGCCGGGATCAAGTCCCGCCTGTCGCTCCATCTGCTGTTGAATAAACGGACGGGCGTCTTTGTAGCTGATAGATTCCGAGATTTTCTGTGCTGTAGAAGGCTCCTGTTCGTCCTGCGGAGCAGCAGTTGCCCCGTTCGGTTGCTGAACACTAGCCGTTGCATTTTTCAGCCCAATACCGTGTGCTGTTGACAAATCTTTCAGGCGCAACTGAACATCTTGCTTCTGTTGCTTCAATGCCATATCGCCCTGCATCTTGGTCTGCTTTATTTGCAAGTCACCGTGAACTTTTGCCAGCGCGGCGATCAAAGCCGGGTCGGGCTGTTGCTGCGGTTGATTATCGGCCTGCGCTTTTTGCGCTTCGTCAATGTGCTGCTTCAACTGGTCGGCCATCTTCGACATTTCGATCCAAGATTTTGTCATCTGATCCACTTGCGCTTTGCGTGTCGGATCGCCCTGCATCGGCACCAGATGATCGTGCATGTGCGGCCCGGCCTGCTCAAGATGCACGTAAAGACCCATCGGATCGCTCTGTCCTGCCTGTAATTCTTTCGCGTGATCTTGAACGTCCTGCCCGTGCATTTGGAAATGAACAAAATTGTCTTGGCTTGGATCGACCAAAACTTTCCCGCCAGGAACTCGAAGGAAATTGTTTTCGAGTTGCGCCAGGCTCATGTGTGAATCGACAATCTGCGGGGTATCGTACGGCGGAAAAATCGCATCGGCGTACGTCTCGCCAGCGTAGGAAGAGACAACCGAACGAAGAGTAAATGTGCGACCGCGCTCGTCCATTGTCGGCACAAGAGAAAGTAATTTGTCCCCGATCATTTGGCGCATCTGGATGCTACCGTTGCCAACCAATCGAGTTGCTTTGATCCGGCAGAAGTTATCGAAATCCATGATCTCTTCTGGAATCTGGTCTGTCACGATGCAGCTTCGATAGAATTTCAATGCACCACGTTCGCTCGGGGTGAGCGCGGTTTCGTTTTCGATGTCCACGGGGGCAACATCTTTCCGGCTCGCAAAGAGTTTTTTACCCATTGCCAATATACGCCGGAAACGTTCCCTATGGAAACGGTCGAGATATTGCAGGTATCGGCTGGCATCGAAATCGCTCAGTACCGATTCCCGCGTCTCCTTGATTTGCTGTTGCCCCAAAGTTGGTTCTGGTTCGGACTCCCATCGCTGCCGATATTGGCCGGTGTTTTCTGCCAAGGTTTTGTTAAGCTCGCGCTTCATCAGGAGCGGAGATTCGAGATTCGGCGCGATCCGTTGCTGCACGACTTCGTACTTCGGCCCGATCACTGTCCCGCCCGATACGTCGGTGAATGCTGCTTCCTGTAGGGCCTGGCCGTCCCTGGCCTGAACGATTACGCCACTCGCTTTCATGGCCCCGTCCAAACTACGGCACGTTAGTCGATCTGAGGCGCTGAAAATATCGAACACCTTCGGTCCTGCGCCCTTAATGGAATGCCATTGCCCGTCAGGGCCAACGTCATAGAGGAATGGGCAAATGATTTGGCTCCAGCTTTCGTACCGGCCAATCTTGCGGAAAAGAAAACCGCTGTTCGGATCGCCTTCTGCGTCGGTTTCAACTGTAGCCTCTTCAACCTGCAAAACAATGAAGTGACTGATCCGGTTGGTGAACTCTTTCTGGAAAAGGTCGGTGACAAAGATTCGTTTCGACTTGGAATCCCATCCCGTCGCACCCTTCCGCATCTCAGCTTCGTAGTACTCAAAATTCAGGCCGTAGGTGCCTCGTAAATTCTCGGGAGCGGCGTCCATGATTGCCTTTTTACAGGCAGGCACGTTCCATTTCATCGCCGTAGCCGCTGATTCGTTCTTGATCTTCGCCCAAAGTTGCGTTGGCGTGTACGATCGCCGACAAGCAGCGGTATCCCATTCGTCGATGTCGGCAGAAGCGTCGTCAGGAACCATGATCTGACCTGCCATGCGGGATTTGGCGTGCCAATCTTCGGTATCTTCCCAAACCATCGGGCCGCTGCCGTGCGCGACCATCTGGAATTGCGACCGCTGCATGTGCATATCAAGGCTGTCATCATCCTCGTTCGCGTACTGGTAGCGGGTTGCAATTTTACCGGCCCATTCCGCGAGCAAGCCGGGATAAGCACTGCCGTAATCGAGGGTCAACTGAACGAATCTATCGGCCTTGAACGCAAGTCCGTAGTACGGCGTTTTAGCAGCGGCAATGAATCCCTCTGCCTCGCGTAAAGTGAAATTGGCGCGGTCGCCTTGTCCTTTGTCGCGAAGCAATCCCGGCCAAGGGGGATTGCCGTTAAGCATTCCGTTGAACTTTGCACGTCGCTTGGCGCGAATGCCCTCGGCTTTAACGAGAACGCCGATTGTCGTGCGCGCGTCTTTTGCGCTTCCGATACACGAGTCAGGAATTTCGTATGTCTTGCCCTGATCCTCAGAAGTTAAAGTTGCGACGGCCTGCATCTCAGTTTCTTTCTGGAGCGACCAATTCCATCACGCCGTTGTTGCGTCCGTTCAATAGCAGCGGTGGCCTTTTACGAATCGGGAAAAACTTAATCTCCTTCGCCTTGTGCCGAATCCGGCGAGACAACTTCGACATGACGACGCGAATATTTGGGTCTGCGACGGTCACTGTCTTTTTGTCGGTCAACGAGTTTACGATGGCGCAGTAATTTCCGGTCTCTTCGTCAAAGCCAATGCCAAGATCGAACAGCTTTTTCATTCGCTGATGTAATTTTCACCGCCACGTTTTCGCCAACAGAAAATTGGATAAGCTTCCTGCTTTTCGGATGAATCAACTTCGGGTTTTTCAAGAATCGACATTGAGAAGTGAACTAACGATGCTACGGGACACGAGCAAATCGCGCAAGCTTTGTTTACGAGCAAATCGTCGTACGGAGTTTTCTTCTGCGCGATACTGCCAGTAATTAGCGATGCGATCTTTACGCAAGTTCCACATCCCTGCGGCTGAACGCGGAGATAGCAGCCACCACAAATCTGTGCGCGCCGATTCGCCTCTTCCTGCGAAGCGGTGTTGCCAAAGAGAAAAGCGAGGTACGGTTTCACGCCACGAACAATGTCTCCCCACCGCAGTCTTGTGTTTACGAAAAAAAAATCTCCGGGTTGCTCCTGCTCGCAAAAGTCAGGCCCGATTTGTTTGCAAAGCTGATCCTCTGCTGCCGCTTCGGTAATCGGAGCATAGCCATTCGCAGTTCGATGTTTGACAATCGAATCCCACCAGTCCCACCAGTTTACTCCTCTGCTGACAAATCCGCTCTCGGCATGGGTGTACCGAAACTGGTCTGGCACGCCAAGCGATCTGTCTTTCAGGCGGAGCATTCGTTATACCTCTATCAGATAGCCACTATCGGCGTCAAGCAATGCGGCCTGTTCACGTCTAAATTTTTCCCACCGATTATCTGTCTGCCCGTTTCCCGTCTCGCCGCTCCCACTCAGATTTTGCGTGCGACGAAACATATCCAAAAGAACTACGGTCGCATCCGCTAAGTCAGGAGATTTTCGGGTGCGCTTTTTCATATCGGCCTTCGACTCAACCATCTTGAGATTGCCGCGCATGGAATAAATCCGCTGGCAAAACTCGATGGCCGTTTCGGTGTCGAGTCCACGGATAATTCCGTTCTGCACCATAGTCCGTGCCTGATACCAAAGCTCTGTCACCTTGTAGAGATATTCCTGAGAACACGGTTTCGGATCGTGCTCGCTTACCGGAAGGTCACTGGCTCTTCCGTTGAAATCCGTCAACGTAATTGCAGGCGACCATTCTCTTTGAAAAATGCTGGCAAGGCCGCGCCCGGTTCCTGTGCAATCTGTAGCAAAATTTTCTGGCGCAACGGGCGGATCGTGCTGCTCACACAGCAGTCGAACCTGTTCTAAGATTTGATATTCAATGGGGATTTTAGAAGTCGCGCTGACTTTGATCTGAACCAATTTTCCAAGCTCGATGCCGGTCTTTCCGTCCGTCATTGCCCCGCATTTCCCGAACCGAAGCATACATCTGTCGCCGCCCTCAAAGGCAGGGTCGAGTCCAGCTCCCATCACGTAACTACCAACCCAAATCGCTTTCTCTTTCGCCTTGAACTTCTCGATGATCGACGGCGACAGAACAGTTTTTGTTACGCCCTGCGGCGCGATGAATCCTCTGCGGGTGCGCCAGAACTCTGGTGAATCTTCGCCGTACTGGTTGACCGCCGAATCAATATCCCTCTGCCGCAACAGACCGGGATAATACTGATCGCCTTCCTTGACGCGCGGACTTTCGAGACCATCCAGATGAACGCATACGCCTCTCTTAGTCGTCCACAAATCCATTTCAGCCGTGATCGTGTGATAGCCGTCAACGGGTTCTGACATCTGGCCCAACGTGTCCAGCTCGGTATCTGGATTGCCAGGAATGATGAGTTGGAAGTTTTCCGATCCAGCCTCAATCGAAAGGCACGCCGTAACAATCGCGAAGTTCGTCGCCTGCCCTTCGTCCAGTCCGGCATAGGCATACGTGTTGTGGAACCCGATTATTTTGTCAACCGCCTTCTGAATATCTCCTTCATCCTGCCCCGTCGCGACACCAAATATCCCGGCTTCATCAGACCCCTTTTCAAATCGGATGGCAAAATCGCTGGCATGGACGTACCCAAAACCGGGATTGGCGAGCCGATGATATTTCAGAACCTCTTTCCAGACCCGTTTCCGCAACCCCGGCAAACTCGTGGTTGTCAGAACAACGATGGTATTGGCCGGACTCGCGTACCACGCTACCAAAAAAAAGACGGCCATGCAGGTCGTTTTCCACGAGGCGTTCGGTCCCCACACCGCCGTACACCAGTGCCCCTCACAGAACGTCTGTATCATCAGCTCCGACCATTCATTCCAGATCAGCGCATCATCTTTCCGAAAATCGTACGCCATTTTCCGCTGCTCCGCGTACACCCGCCTCGGGATGTTCCACAGCAAATCAATAGCGTTCCGACAATGCTGGTACCTAGTCAGTCCGCTCTGTTCCCGCGCCCAGCCATGCGCAAAACAGAACAGCTCCACCGTTGCCGGGGTCGTACCGTCGGGGAAACTCAGGCCGTAGGCTTGGATCATTCTTTGGGCACGGGGTTTTTCGTGAATGGTTTGCCGCGCGGTTTTGGCGGCGGTGGTGGCGCTGATTTCCTGGCTTCGGCTGCTCGCGCGTCACAGACCACGCACAGCCCGCTATCGAACAGATACCAGACATTCTCTCCGCAGCCGCCTTTTTCAGTTGGGCACCTCATGGCTTTATCCTCTTCAATTCCCTGAATGTATGCCCGCACGCCGGACAAACAACCGCTCTCTTCCTGAATGCCTTCATATACGTCGCTCGACTGCCACTGACCTTTGTTTTGGGCTTGGCCTGCGGCAAGACGGCGGGAACCTCTCCCGGCGATTCCGCCGGCTTCTCGCCGTGCTGCGCTTTCCAGATTGCGTCGATCACGTTTGCTCTGGCTGGTGATTTAACACAAACCCTCGCGTATGCGCAACACGGACAACTTTCAGAAACTCGCGGACCTCGGCAAGTTGAGACTCCAATGATTCAATGTCCGTTGTCGCTTCAATCCCGATGTGTTCGATCAGCCGCTCCCTTTTATCTTGTTTCATTCCTGCTACGTAACATCTGCTACGTAACGCGTCAAGCTGATTCTGTTACGTAACGCTGCTACGTAGCAAGGCCCGATTTGGGTGAAATTTCTCAGAAGGTGCATATCGGGGTCAAACCCCACCCACAGGCAGGGGCTACCGGGGCCGGGGCGGCTACCCTCTGGCCAGAGAAAAGAATGCTTAACTCCCTTGGCCTGCGCTTGTTAAGCTAATAACATCAGACAATGGGTCTAGCATGAAGTCGGATTGTAACCGCCTCAGTACCAACGCTCCAGTATAGAGCGAGCGCGATCCTATAATTACTGGAGTGCTTCCGGCGAACTGCCAGAGTTGATTTGCACCGCTGCTTGCCCGGTCAAGATGTTCAGGGAAATGCTTCCCCCGGGACGGGTTGTGTCCCATGCAAGGAGTTGACTCGATCCGCCTACGAAGTTCTTAAATGCTTGATGCTGTTTGAGTAATGCGTTGCCCTTTTTCTTCAAAAGCTCTTCGCTAGCGTTCTCTGCCACCTCTGCCAGGTTGGATTTTATCTTGTCGGATCGCTCTTTTAGCTCGGTTGAGAGCACGTCTGCACCAGTTTGGACAACGTTCGGACTAGGGGTTTTGCCCTTGGATTCGTCAAGCCAACGTTCGCGGTAAGCACGTTTGTTTACACGCTCGACAAAGCGGTTGCGGTCCTCCGGGCTGATGAGAGTACCCGCAGCTCTGATTGCGGCGTCTCTGACTGATCCTAGAGCGATTGCGGCTGTCTTTAGACCAGACCAGTCTATGGCTTGAGGGTTACTTTTCACGGATTTGGATAAGTTCGCACCGGCGTTCATTACTGTGCGTTTCGGTTCAATCCCGGCTCGCGAGGTTGACCGCCATCAGGTTTGTTTAGGCTGGGTGCCACTCTGATATGGCTTGAGTCTTTGGAGTGGTTGCGGACGTATCCTTGCCCCTTTATCCACTTGAATCCGCAGGTGGTGACAAGCTCGTTCAATGGTTCTCCCCCTGAAACCGTGCCATCGACATTTCACGGCTCGTTTGCCGATCCTTGGCGCATTTTTGTAAGTTCCCACCGGCGCACATCGCCGCGCTGCTTCCATGCTTTTCGTGCGTCTTTACGGTGCTCGCGTTGGCGAGGATGCGCGCTTCTATCTTCGCCATGTCGCAAGGTGCGATCTCTGTCAGATCAGGGTTTTCTCGAAAATATCTCATCTTGTAAACACCTGCGCTCGTGAGGGTAGCAAACTAAATGCATGTTGTCTCAATTTTTCTCTTGCCATATCCCAAACGCTTTGCTTTATTGGTCGCATGTTAAATACATCAACTAAAGCTGGCGAGCGAACGCAAAATTGGACAACTCCGTTTCATGGTGTTGAGCACCTTGGGGAATTCGGGACGGGTACCTATTGGGCGACCGTAGAAGATCGCGGCTCGTTTACAACCTTGCTCCGCTGGTTTCCGGGCTGCCAATTTCACCCGCACAGCAGCACGCACGAAACTCTTGCCGAAGCAAAGCGAAATGGGCGGCGATGGGTTACGGCAGGAATCCTCAACAATATCTAACCTGAAAGGAAACAAGATCATGAATAAATCACATATGGCTAACGCCAAAACCCCCGAAAGCGAAACGGCTACGGTCCCCGAACGACAGATGGAACTCGGCTCGTGGACAAGCGTCGAATACAGCGACGGCATCACTGAAATAACGCGCTGCACTGGCGAAGCGGTCGCGTGGATTGAACCGGGCAAGTCTCAAAGCAAGGCGGAGAGGCGCGCTATTGCTCGCTTGATTGTCGCCGCACCTGAACTGCTGGCGGCGTGCAAAGCGTTCGAGGGATATTACTGCGGCGCACCAGATTCGCCTACTCGCGGCATGGCGCACGCATTCGAGATCGTCAAGGCGGCCATTGCTAAAGCTGTTAAATAAGGTGAATACCAAACCTAAAAACCCCGCAGCCGTTGCCCTTGGCAAGCTTGGCGGAGCGGTGAAGTCCGCTGCCAAGTCTGCCGCTTGCCGTGCCAATGGCCGTAAAGGTGGCCGTCCCAAGCTCAAGGTTGCCCCAGGATCGCTCACTGGAAGCTCTCCGCTGCCTTGACCCGATCCTTGGCGCTAACCGACTTGAAGTTGCGTCTCTGCCGGCTGCTGGGCGCTCTTTTTGAAGCTGACGCAGGCGTCCCATGCCCCTTAGCTTGCGGCCCTGCTAGTGCGTCATCACGCTTCCCGAGCGCTCTGTCCCATGCTTTGCGTATCCAGCTCATGTGAAGTGTTTTATGAATTGAATGGTGACGGGAGTTATTGAAAATGCGGATTTCGTAAACTGCCATCGGCGTTCGTTTGCCCATGAGCTGGCAACGCGCTCCCTACGTCTTGCACGCTTCGCGTCATCGGATCAATCCAATGGCACTTCGGACAATCGAGACGTTCGCCCATCACTGTGCCGCAATGAACGCAGGCTTGACCGGGAATTGATTGCCGAACGATCACAGGAAATTGGAGATTGCCCAAAGCAGCACGCAGATCGCCAAAATGACGGCGATAACCGTTTTCCCCGGCGCAGGGATTGGCGCGAACCATCGTTCAATGCACCAGATCAGCCCAGCCACAATCGCCAGGATGATGATCGCGAATAGGACCGTAAGTAATAGCCCTTTCAATCCGCTGGAATCGCCCGTTGTTAAGATGCTGTTTTTGTACGCCAACAGAACAAGATTATCCATGCCCTTACGTTGGAGGATGGAGAGGGCTGTGTCAATCGGGTTCTTGCGTGTTTCGGGAAGGCGAAGCCCGGCGTCCATTACCCTACGGCTGCATCGCTTATCGTGCGTCATGTCACTGCTCTCGAATCTTGCAGGCAAGTCGCGTGCCAACTGATTCGTTGGGCTGAAAATATATATTCTTTTCTATCTTGCCTCTAAGTTTCCAATATGTGAATCTCCTCTCCATGCAAAACAAAACAGTTCAAGGTGGCGACCGGACGCGCGGAGTGTTGAACAGGGGGGCCGCAGGGATTCGTTAGCGAATCATGGGGAAAGACGGGCAGCAGCAATGAAGGCTACTCCTTCGCCTTTTCACCTGTGATCGGGGAAACGAAATGGTTCACAACTTACGCCGAGGCCAAGGCAGCCTTTGACGCGGCAGTCTGAATTTATGACAATGACGCTAACCCAAATGGCCCGGATGGGCGGCAAGGCAAGAGCCAAAGCGTTGACCAAGGCAGAACGGGTCGAGATTGCCCGAAAGGCTGGCAGCGCTCCCAAGAAAGCACGCAAAGCTAAATCAGTCCGAGCACGGCGGAAGTCCGCTCCCGCCTCTTCTTAACCCTAAAACCCTAAAGAGAAAGACTGAAATATGACACCTCAAACACGAGCGTACCAAGCAATTCAAATCGCCGCTAACGCGAAAACCCCTGACACCGCAAGGCCAAAGGAAACCGCACGACAGATGGGAGAAAATATGACTACAACCAAGACCAAAAACACGCCAGACATTCGCCGCGCAACCCACGGCTTCAACGTTTACATTCACCCCGCGCTTGTTCAGGTGCATGTGAATGACGAAGATGAGGCCGAAGGAGAGCGACTAGCCAATCTGATCGCAGCCGCGCCGGAACTGCTGGACATCGCCAAGGCGCTCAACGTGATGGGCGAGCACATCGAAATCTCTCAGGGTTTGCGGCTCGACCAAATCTTCGCGGCCAACTTCAAGGCGTTGCGATCCGTCATCGCCAAAGCTGAAGGGCAGCCATGAAGCCCAAACTAATTGGAATAGCCGCTGTACTGGACGACATCATGGACAGATTTAAACCCCGTATTTTAGGAGAAAAAGAAGCCCAACAACTAACACCCGCTGGTTCCACAGATGAACCGCAAACACAAAAACAAATGAGCATAGCAACCACCGCAGTCAGCGCACATATCAAAATCAGCGCCAAGCGCAATGTCGAAATCACAGAGGATCAATGGGATGATCTAGCCGAAGCTCTCGAAATGTCCGACTTTGATCGGGCAATCCAAAACGAACTCGACGCATCCCTGAGAAATCTAATCGACATCGACATCACATTTGGCGGCTAACGCCTCCCCGTAAAACCCAAATCCATGAACACCACCATATTTCACGACCACGACGGACTGCCCCGCGCCCAGAGGGCCAAGATTGACCGCATTTTGGCTGCCCGCCACTCTGAGCCATGGAAGCAGGAAAAACGATTCCTGGGCCATCTGTGGCTCGTTCTAGTCATGTTCCTGTGCTGGGTGATATTCTGGGCAGGGATGAATTACGGAATCTCTAAACATTGGTCTCCGGGTACTGAGCTTTATACCAGATTGCCTGCTTTGGACCGGCAACGCCCGAGCCTAACGGTGCTGCCGTAGCCCATGCTATTGCAGCGGACTCTTCTGCGGCTCTCTTGTATTCCTCTCGAAGAATCATGGAGACGGATTTGGGTAGCTGGCGCGGCGCACAATATTCCAGAACTGCGGACGTTTCTCGTGCGTCATGCTAGCGTTTCCCATGCGAGCTTGACCACACTTGGAATCTGTCCATTTCCAACGGCTCTTTCCCGCTCCACCCTATCGGCCAATCTGACTCTCCGTTCCGTCAACCCGCCCCGAGCCTTTGCAAATCGGACAGTCGGCTCGCGGCTCACCGACGTGGTTTGGAGTGCCTGCTTGTGAGCCTGCTTGTGAGCCTGCTAAAGTCGAACTGTCGTGCTGGATTCGATGCTTCCGGCAAGAGCAAAATCCGTAATCGCGCAATCCCCAATACGGCGGGGAAGTGACGCAGCATTGCACGGACTCATCGGGAAGAGTCGCAAGTTGCGTCAGTGCGTCTCCGGTGAGAATCGAGAGAAGCTGTGTCTGTCCTGAAACGGTGTTGGCTGCCACGTCTCTGGTTTCCTCCAAATCCATTTACCCTCTCACTACTTCTAACTCCGTCCTCTTCCTGACAATGGAGGCGGCAACGTAATAATCCGCCAGTGTCTCCGTCCTAATCGAGATCGTGTGCGGCCTCATTATCACGGTGCAGCGCAGGCCGGGGCAGGAATCTTCGATGAGGTTCTGACAGGATTGATATTCATGGACGCCTTGGTCTCGCGTCGAGTCTCCCTGAATCATCTTGAATTGATTGCGACCACTCATGCGCCCTCCTGTTCTGGCAGGACTTCAGATAGCCGCGCTATTGTGGTGCGAATGGTTCTTTCGCAGGCACCATGCTTGGCGGCTAATGTTGGGTAAGTTTCGCCCGCTATATGCTCATCACGGATCACTGCCGCTTGCTGCATGGAAAAGATGCGCTTCCGTCTCCCCTTGCGCACCATGTCCCGCATGTTTTCGGCGTGCGTGCCCAACACTAAATGCCTGGGATTTACGCACAGTGGAGTGTCGCAAGTGTGCATTACCTCGATTCCTTCTGGCGCGGGGCCGTTGAAAAGAATGAACGCCACTCGGTGCGCATTCGCCTTTCTACCGTTCAATCTCATCGTTCCATAATTGCAGTCTCCGACCGCGCCCTCCCATAACCAACAGCCCGAAAATGGTTCTGGCAGGAATTTCTCCATGAATCTTGTGAGTGTGGATTTCATTTTATGATTTCGCGGACGTGGATCACTTCGGCCTGCATGTATCGCTCGGCCTCTTGAGTGGCCAGCACTTTGTCGTGGTATATCTCGACGCCAATTCCGGGCGCTTTGATTATCCACCACTCTCTCGGCTTGGGTGGTGATGGTTTGATGCGGTAATCGTTGTGCCCGAAATTGAATTGCGCTGGCCCCTTCTTGATTTCCTCCCATTCCGTTTCGGAAATATGGCGACACGCAACTTCGCAGTAATGATCGCACTTGCGAGATTGTAACGGCCTGCCCTCTTTGTCGGCCTGAATCACCTCAATTTTCTCATCATGTGTCATGCTCATTGTGTGTTTGCCTTTCGTTTTATAGGGGTCTCAATTTGTTTTGTCGCCAGCCAGCCGTGCTGCACGGTTTTTCTCTATAATTGCCGCGCGGTCTTTCTTCGCCTTCTCGAAACTTCGGATCACGGGCCGCAGTCCTGGATTCTTTGGCGCTACCGACGACAATAGCCGATCCATCAAAATTCGGCTGTAATAAAAATGCTCGATCTTGCCGACGGCCTCAGATAGGAGTTCGATCACACGCGGCTTCGTCAAGTCTTTCGACAGCACCGCAAGCGCCTTCGTAATCGACTTGTTATCTTCCGCGTAGTAGGTGACGCGTGGCCCGTAACCTGAACCAAAATCCGTCCAGTCGAAGTGATACGTGTCGCAGCGACCAGGAACGCAATAGCGATAGATTGCAACCTCATATGGTGTCAGACTTTCCTTGTCTCGCTCCCTGAAAAGCACCGCGAAATACTCAGCGCCCCACTTACTGCGAGAAACAGTCGTGTTGTCGCTGAAACTAAAAATGTCTCTCATAGCGGTCTCTCCATTACAACATATTCGGATGCGCGTGGCACGCCCGGAGCTACGGTGGGATTGTCGATGAACTTACCCTTGCGGATGTAGAATTGGCGGGCTGGTCCGTTATCCTTGAGCACGATTACTTCCAGTCCTTCCGCGTCCTGCTTCCGCGCCCACTCGGTCAACTCATTCAGTAGCGCGGTCGCCACCCCAGCCCGTCTGTGCCGCAGCGAGACGAAGAGCATTCGGATACTGCACGCTCTACATTCCATGATCTTCGCGACTACTGAGCCGGCGAATTGGTTGTTGAGGAATGCGATGAACAGCGTTTCGCTGTCGCCGTCAACCTTTTGCTCCAGGCGGTGAATGACGATGTTGCTCAGTCCCCATACGTCGGCGCGTAATTCGACTCCGGGAACTAGCTCGGGCGGTGAGTAGATTTGCATATTTTTATCTCCAGCTCTCCCAGGTGCAGTGAATGATGCAGCCGTGCTCCTTCATTCTTGAAAGGATGCTCGGGTCCGTGTTCTCTTGAAATTCTTCGGGGCTTTCGTTGCTGATGATGATTGAGTCTTTGAGGTTGGCGTAGCGCCGGTCAAGGGTATCAATCACGAGCCGGTTTTTGATCTTCTGCTCTTCGCACACATGGATCTCATCAATCACGATCAGCGGGTTGTTGCTGCAAAGTCTTTTGTGGCGCTGAATTAAGCCCTCGCCGTCCTTTGATCCGAAGTCCGCATAGATCGGCTTGAAGCGCGCGATCATCTCGGAGAGTTTCCAATATGGAACGATTCGGCACCACGGCAGCTCTTGAAACTTTTCGTCCTCATCCATTGCCGCTTCGATTGCGATCTGAGCCGCGATGGTGGTTTTCCCCAAGCCTCTCGGACCAATTAGCGCGACGATCGCGCCGTTGCCTTTTAGCAAGCTCTTCGTTTCTTCGAGCGTCTCAAGCTGACCGGGCTTCCATTCGGTTGCGATCTTATGGAATCGCGGGGGCCACCCGCCACCTCGTAGGCGCGGAAGGACATCGTATTTCCACGCATACTCGCGACATTGCTCATCTGTCCCACGCGGCAACGCGGCAATCATTTTCTCGATCTTCTCCAGTTGGTCTGCGAGTTGAGTTGTCATCGCAGAAACTTCTGATGTATCACAACAGCCCGAGTGCATTTGCTTTTAACGGGCGTGAATGTCGGTTTCCACTGTTTCCAAAACTGCTTTATGGCCGCGAAATCGCGCCCGATAATAATGAAGTTCTCGCCATTGTGCCGAATAACCGTGCCGGTTCCGGCGAATCCGTGAATCCCCATCTCCGATGATTTAAGTGACATTGGTTCTCTTTTATGTTTCATCGTCTCGTTATCGGCACGTTGATGTTTTCCCGTCGAACTGGAGGCTTGTTGTCGCTCGACCTTTTCCACGTCGAAGGGTCGTCATTGAAGCGTTCCTGGTTGAACCATGTTGAGGGGTTCGGGATGAAAGATTTGTCGCCGTTGCGGATCTTCGCGAATTCCTGAGTCCGCTCCAAAAGGAAGTCGAAGGTGTGATTACGGAGCGCCTTCGTGATCGCACGCAACGCAACCGGCCGGCCGACTTTGTAGGGATAGGCTGCATAGATTTGTTCGGCTTCGGATGGGAAGAGGGAATCGGGGTTCATCATGTTTGCAGCAAAATCTGGTCTCGAATGTGCTTTGCTGCCACGACATTGAACGTCACGATTCACGCTCGGCCTCCCCGTTCTTCCAAATCCTCTGTCTCCTTTTTATCAGGTTGCAGGATGGCGGCTATAGACCGAATTCCAGTATCGACTAACGATTGCAGTTTGTTCGGCAAGTCCTCTGGTTCCACCCCAGTCTTTTTGATCAGCGACAAATGCGCCTCTTCTGGAAGTGCGCTCAAAAACGCCAAGGACTCGCGTAGTGCCTTTACGAGAGAGGGAACGTCGTTAGCACTTTCTTGCGTGGCGTGACGGAATTTCTCCCTTGACCCAAATTCCTTATATTGCGCGTCAAACATGCGTTGCTCGATACCGTCGAGAAGTACGTTGAGATTGGGATGGTCGGATTTCATAAGATCGTCACCACACTTCTCCAATTACAGAGGGCTTGATTATCACCCATCCTCCCGCCTGACCGCTGAATGCTTTCTCGATCGTCTCTTTCACAATCTGCGAATCATCGGCGAAGCAGATGCCCGTTAAACTGTCCTCAGTCGCTCTAGTGAACTTGAGCACGTCCGGCCTCGTAACGTGCTGTAGCGGCGATCCTGGGCGCAGCGTGACCCCATCCGAGCGGAAGTGAGACTTCGGACGCGGGATCTGAAATATCATCTCGACCTCCAACGCGCACTCAAACGGGGCAAGGTCCGCTTCCCTCATGGCGATCAACGCGGCCTTGGCTACTTCCTGACGCCAGAGCTTTGTTTTGTCTCCACCGGCATCTGAGACGGCGACTCTCCCTGTAAACCAGCACGACGGGCAGGGATGCGCCATGGATGGGCGTTGACCGTGGACGCATGGAGTGACGCCCTTGCGCTTGTAAATCGGAAACGCCGATTTGCTGCCTCCGGGTGCCGGGCCGGTCGGTGAGCTTACGAAGAATCGGACCTCGCTCATATTGAAATAGCCGGGTGCCCACCCTCCGGCTCCTTCTCCGGCGCGTCACTGCGGAAAAGCGGCTTAAGATGATTCAAGGCCTCTGCCTCCAGGCGAGAACAAGCGCGGGCTGGATGACCGTCTGCCCGTGTTCGTCGCGCCGCCAAGGTCGGGTCAGAATCGCCCATCCTTTGTAACGGTTTCCCTCTTTATCGGACGTGAAGCACGTATCCACGAGCGGCGCATTAGCTGCTTGGTTACACCACGTCATAATCAATGGCCCGATTACACGCGCCTTGAATGGAAAGCGTTTCGGGGCAGAGGTTGGTATTTCGGTCGTTTGCGTTGTATTCATATTTTTCTCTCAGCTTTTCCTACGTTCCTTACCTCCGGCGTCGGTCAGCGCAGCGCTGCGCCGCTCCAGGCAGGCCAGAGCCGCGACGGCCAGTGCCCTTGCATGTAGGACATTCGGATGGTCCCACTTTATTCTCGCTGCATGTGAACCATCGCGCACGCCCCTTGCATACGGGGCACTGGCCTGACTTATTGGCGCGAACCACTTGCTGGAGCGGACGGGCGTTTGTTTTCTTTTTCATTGTGGCCTGCCTTCCGCGCGCTCAGCGCGCCCGCTCTCCCCGCGCGGCCGTCTGCGCCGTTCTGTTTCAATGAGCCGTTTAAGCCGTCGATAGTCTGTCATCCATCTCAGGTGGGACTCGAAGTCTATCCTGCAAAGCGCGTCCACCGCCCGCGCGGCTATGAAGCTGAGATCGGCCTCAAGGTCGGCCACTATTCGCGGGGAGAGCGTCTCGCTGCGCGAGTCGGGAGCGCCCACAGCAGCGACCCCGGCCAGTCCCTTAGCCCTCCCAATCTGGCAGCTTATTGAGTTCGTCATCGGTCATTGGTTCGTGAAACACGGCTTTGAGCTTTGCCGCATCCTGATCGTCATAGATAAAATCGGCAGGTTTTCCGCGACTCCCATCGTCTGGAAGAACCAACCTCATGTCCCAATCAGGATGCTCCCATTCCGTCACCGCTATTTTGTTTTCCATATTTTATCCTCAGCTCTCCTTACGTTCCTCGCTACGGCGTCGGTCAGCTTCACCGTTCTCTGGCATGGCGGGCGGTTCCGTTTCGTGCGCTCCGACAGCCGGGGCATACCACCCATGCTCTGGGAACTTGCAGCACTTGATTTGTTGGCGCGTAAGATATTCCCTAGCCGTGTGCCATTCGTGGCGAAGTCCTCGATAGTTCGTAGTCGATGACCAGCCGAGCCACCAGAACCCCTCTACGTCCGGCGCTTTTCGTCGCCATGCCAGAGAACCAATCGATGATGCACAACAGAAATCCGGCTGCGACCCGCTGGGAGCCGCTATGTTTTTTTCTTCTCGTCTTGGCATCGTTTCTTCCTTTCGGTTTCGAGGTCTAGTAGCATCGCGATAACTCCGCACGCGCCCCCGGCTCCAAACGCACATAATATTAGTATTGCAGTCAGCATTTCTCGGCTTCTCCAGTTGAGGTTTCCCGAGCCGGATTCTGGGTAGTGGGCTACTTTGATTTTGTTCATGCGTCATAGGCTTTCCGTGTTGTAAGTTATGGGCAATGAAATGCCCGAATTGCAGTCACGACTGGACTCCCGAGAGAGACGAAGTGTTGAGCGAATATGCGCGGCTTGGCGGAAGCGCCACGTCCCGAGCTAAGACCAAGGCCGCGCGTGCGAACGCGAAGCTGGGCGGCTGGCCGAAAGGCAAGAAGCGCGGCAAGCGCAAGCCGGACGCGAACCAGGTCGCGCACGGCATCGTCGCCAAGGCTGAACGTCTTACGCAGCAAGCGCGATCTCCTCGGCTTCCAAAAGTCCTACCAAGTCCGAAAGCTCCCAAACGCGGTCGCTGAGGCCAGCGGCCATTGCGGGAGTTATTCGCAAGCTCGAATGGATGCGGCAAAAGTTGTAATGCACGAAGTGCAACGCCACGGCCAGCCGATGATTCTCGATGCTCTTCGAGAACGCATTGGTCAGGCGAGTGAAGCGCCGCATTTGCATACGCATGGTGAGATTCTGGCGCTCAGCATGGCTTGTGCAGATTTCGCTTTTCAGGATGTTTCCGCTGATAATCGTGCGCTCTGTGCCGATGCACTCGCCGGGACTATATTTGCCCTCCAATGTGTTTTCTCCGTAGATTTTGCGGAGCATCCCGTAATCAATCGGCGTCAGGTGAAACGCGGCTTGGACGGCTACGAGATACGCTCTGTGCCCGTCTGTGGATAACTGGACGCGATTCTTGAGCCGCCTTGCTACGCTCCGCATAAAAGCGTAGCCGCTGGACGCTGAGCGGTCGCCAACATACCAAGCCGGGATCAGCTTCGTGTCAGGGTCAATCGCAACCCACGTCCACACGTCGCCCGCGCCAGAGCCGCGCAGATGCTTCGGAACGTTCTTTTGTTTGGAGTAACAGAACGACCAGATTTCGTCGCACTGGATGCGCGTGCAGGGCAGGTCGCGCATGAAGTTGTCCGCGAACCGCTCGCACGCCTGGCCAAGTTCCACCGCTAGTCTCGACACGGTTTTCTTGGCCAGGCCCGTCATACGGCACGTTGCGCGTTGGGAGTTACCCTCAACGAGACACGCAATCGCGCTTGATCGGTCTTTTAAGGAAAGTCTATTCATTTTACTTCGAGCGACACTTTCAGAGCGCCCATTTTTGTTACAAGGTATCTAGCAGCCTTAGTCGCCATCCTCCATGTCGGTTCGATTATTACGACCTTCCCTCCGGTCGGCGGGTTCCACCGAGCGACATAGAGCCGCGTCCGATCTTCTGTGGATAACCTGTTCATTTTTCGAGTCGATCAATGTCCAGTTGTTTGCAAGCGAGCGTCGTAACCATGTGGAGAAGTTGAATCTGGCTGGTGTATTTTCCCTCCAGTAGATCGAGGATTATCTGATGTGCGATGCAACGCTTTTCGTTCGCCTCTTCGTCGGCAATGGGCCAAGTGAATCCACATATTTGACACTCTAGATTATTTCGAGTGAGAATCTTGGTGGTCTTGGACCGGCAATGAGGGCAGGGGTTCATATTTCACAATATCCGTCTTGACCTTTTGGGGAGTGCCAAAAGTCATGCCACCACCCTCCATGATGGTGGATGGATTGATCTAATGCAACGCGCGCCTTGCTTATCGCGTTGGCCTCGTTACAAAAGCCATGTTCAGCCAGCTTTTCGGTCTGAATTTTTTCAAGTTCCTTTAGGGCGATCTGCACGTAATTTTTCATAGGGTCTTGGAAGCTCATATTGTGGTTTGGGCGGATGCACTTTCTGCGTCCGCTCGACGCCGCAGGTAATCAATCCGAGATTGCCACCAGTTGATTTCTCGGATCATTAATTCGCATCGCTTTACTCCCTCACGCTGCCGGACGTAATCAGCAATCTCGGATTTAAGATCGCTTTTCCTACGCTCCATCTCTTCCCACAGTCCATCTACCCAGGCGGTCGAGCGAACAACGGGAAGCTCCGCGTTCGACCCGTCGAGAGATGCGCTTTCTAGGGTGTTTTGACGAATTTCAGATTCGTCCCATGCGCGATGAACGTCGCCCGGTTTTTCCCTCTCTTGCGAGTCGTAGAAGCCTTGATCGTATCCTGCGGTGAAGGCTTCCCTCAGCGCATCCGTGCGCATTGTTTCTGTCTGGTGATCGAGCGTGATGCTGAACAGTTCGCGTTTCATCTTTCCTAATTCCTCTTCGTCCGGCTCTATGTCGGCGTGCTGTGCTTCCATGTGGCCTTGGTAATCATCTGGACTCACGGTTGCGTGGCACAATTCGCATTTCATTGGGATCGGACTCCTTTGCGCACGTTGTAGATGATTGACAGATTATCAGCGTGAATTTTCGTCCATTTATCGCTTTTAATAATGGCGGACTTTCTAGAACCGTCTGTATATTCAAGCGTCACAAGGTCGTGAGCTTTGAGGATTCTCCACACGCCAGTAATTGTGGATTCGGCCCGTGGAAGGATGATGTTTAATGTTGTCTTTGTCATGCCTTAGAATAGCAAACGTGTTCGGTATGTCAAGGAAAATAAATGAAGATTTTCAAAGTAGCCCACTACCGGATTCTGTGGCATATCTCCGCCGCTCTCCCCGCGTGGCTCATTTCCTCCACTTCCTTCTGAACACCAGATGCAGTTTCGTTCTCATGGAAGCGCACCTTTCACGGCCTCGATCATTTCTTCCTCAACGTCCTTCACCTTCTTTTGGAGAATGGCAAGGGCCGGATACCGAGACGTTATGTGCTCGGACAGGCATTTGTCCCCGACCGAATCAGCAGTGGAATCACCACCCTCTGCTCGTGCAATAATTGAGAGCGCACGGCGCGTATCTCGGGAGACGTAAATCTGTGAAGCCCTGATATTCATACTCATATCAAACCAATCTTTGCCTTCTCGGTGCTGAGGATGCTTCGGGCGCTCTCAAACATGGCCTTGGTCGCCTCGTGCTTTTCAATGACGCGCATGGCCTCTTTGTATTGAAGTTCCAGATCGGTCAAATGCGATCCGTATTGAGCCGAGGCGCGCGCTTTGTGCTCGGAAGCGCCCAATCCATCCCCGGCAATCAAAAACTCGGCCACGGCCCCGCTGAACGCTCGCTTGAGCCGGTCAGATGAGAACTCTTTCACCGTTTTGGCATCTCCGACATCCTGACTCATGGCCTCTATGGCTTTGGCACAGCGATTAAGCTGGGCTTCTGCATTCGTGATTATGTCTGAATCAGTCATTTACAAACGGGCTTTCCCCCATCCTTCGGACACGCCAGCGCACCGACCGCTGTTGCGCTTCCCGAATGCGTTGGCGTTTTTGGATTTCATGGTCAGTAGCTACTGCTAAAAAGGTACTTCTGACAACTCATCATCCGGCCCCTGATTTGCAGAACGCGCGGGTGGCGTTTTGCTGGTCTTGAGACTGACGCGGATGGATTCCACCATCTCATCACCGAACTGGACTTCTGTGCTATAAAGTCGGATGGTCTTGCCGATCCAGTCCTCGGTGTCGCGGCTGCCGAGCGCCTTTGAAATGGTGTTCGCGTTGGTTTTGTTGCAACAAAACCCCTTCTCTTGTCCCTTGAAGTAGATGATGGGTTTGACGGACTTCTCGCGCCCGACTTCCTCCATTTTCACTTCCTCGATGGTGAATGGAACGACCGTTTCTTCGGGCAGGTCAGAAGCCTTCATGTATTTCGATGGGAATGCGGTGTCGATGTTCATAGGTAGTTTGTTTCAGTTGGTTGTGGTTGTTCGTCTGCGGGGAGCATGGGTGATTGATTCGGCGGTAAAGGCTCTTGCCGGTGAAGCTGTTCAAGATCGTCCTCAGTGTAATTTTGGAAACTGCCGTGGCGTTCATTGCCCCACTCCAAAGTTTCCTTTTCGTGCGTCATGGAGTTTTCTTGGCTACCCATTTAACGTCGCTATGGCACGCGCCGCAGCTCCCTCTCCGTTGTCGCGATCATATCCCCACGGATCGAGCTTCCCGCTATCGTCGATCTGCACCTTCATTACGCGGCCTTTAAGGTAGTCGAAATAATTCGATCCGCCTTTCAGCAACGAGTCCGCTTCGTCGCGCGTCATTGGGGTTGGCTCGAAATGCAGAAAGCCCATTCCCTGCGGTTTACTAGCGTCGTAAAGAACGCGAAGCACGTCCGCTTTGTCATATTTTGATGTGTCGATTGAATCCATATTTAAGTTCCGTCTGTCTGAGAGGGGTTGTTGGTTATTGCGGCCTCTTGTTGCGCCGCAGGCGCAGAATCCTGCCAGCATCCCTCGCACATCGCGACAGGACTTTTATACGGGCTTGAAATTCTTACAGAAGGCTTCATGCACGTCCCTACTTCACACAGTGGCCTGTTGTGCAAAAGCCATCGCTCGAAACTGGAAGGGGCGTATTCAGTTTGCATCAGGATATTAGCAGGTAGTTTTCGCTTGTGTCCGTCCCGGTGGGGCAAATTTCTGTGACGGCGGATATGTCCGAATCGTAATCGGAAAGAGAGCGCGTGCTCCCAGTAATTCCAAACCTCACTGGAATCTCGTCTGGGAAGTCCGCCATCGCTGCGATAATTTCTCCTTTTGTCATTGCGATCCCTTCCCAAACTTGAAGTTGCCAAACCCACCAGCGCCAGGGTCGGCAAGCGGTCTTTCGGGCGGGCCTTTCCCCCAAAAGTTCTCGTCTATCGCCAAACTGACTTCCAGTTTCAAGCGGGCAAGGGAACGTTCTGCCAACTCTTCTGTACCGGAATGTCTGTTTTGAACAGCACGGATCAGAGGCTTGTAGTTCCTTGTTTCTGTTCTCATGGGTCTTGGACGTTAGATGCCACTCGTTACCTTTGGTTCCACGGATGGCGCTTCACAAAGATCGAGCCACTTACAGCCCGGCGACTTCATTTCAATCAATACATCTAGTCCAACCTTAGCGGTGAGCTTCAATAGCTCGTGCCGATAGACGTAGGCGTGGGCGGAGGCGCAGGCGTAGGCGGAGGCGTAGGCGCAGGCGGAGGCGTAGGCGGAGGCGTAGGCGTAGGCGGAGGCGTAGGCGGAGGCGTAGGCGTAGGCGGCGTAGGCGTCGGCGCGGGCGGAGCGCGAAACCTTCTTCGCTTCCTCGAAAGTTGTGACCTCCGCCAGTTCATCGGCCCACCTGAGCATTTCCTTCTTCTTATCCGCTGGCAACTTCTCCGCCTCTTTGCGAAATACGAAAGGGATTAAGATTTGGACCCCTCGAAGGAGCATCAATTTCCCGAACGCCATTTGATTCAGCTCGTTACTTCCAAGCTGGGCAATCGCCAGCCCCTTCATCCCCTCGGCGCGATCAGCGTTGGACGGCCAACTGCAATCGTTGAGTTTGATCTTAAAGTCGCGCACCGCACCGCCGACGCACGGAGGTTCGTCTCCGTGAGGAAGTCCGTAGGCGAAGCAAATCGCAGCCTCTACGCACATCTCGCCCGGCTTCCGGTTTCCTAAACCACTCGTAAGCCCATAGCTCAGAAGGTCGAGGATTTTAAGGACGATTTTCTTTGTTGGCTTGGTTGATTTCATGGTCGCTTAGTCTGTCATGTTGTGTTCGATTTCAGCTTGTGCTTTCACGGGTTTTCGCCGGAGGCGTCTGTCTTTTTGATCTGTGGTGGGAGGATGGTTTACGTCTCATGGGGGTTAGCCTTTTTCTGTAGAAGCCCCCGATGCCTCATCGGACTTTGTTACCTCGGGGACGGACGGCGCTTCCATTGTTTTCACGAACGCGCGACAGTGATCTTGCGCCGTCGCGTCAATTAGGAACCAGTATGGCGCGTAAACATGGTCACGCTTCGGATGCAGCATGTCCCATAGAATGTTCCCGTAAACACCATGTTGTTTTCTGGTAAGACTTTTGCGAAACTCCGCGCAGGCGTTCAAGTCGTTGCAGTAGTCGGGGATACGCTCGCGAACTACGGTTCCCTTTCTATTTCCGTAAATGAACTGCGGCATATGCCGTCCATCCGGTCCGATATTCTCCCACCCGCGCAACTCCGCGACTTTCACGCGAAGCTCCATCTGTCCTTGAGCGTCACAAGGTCCGCTCACGTCTCTTTTATCCGAAGAACTCATTGGATCAGCGCCCCTATTGCTCCGAGAAGGAAGGCGATGGCGAGGTAAAGGTAGGAGCTCATTGTGTGGCCCTTCCGGCTCTCTTGTGGGTTCGCCGATTACGTGCGTTTCCAGCTCTTGTGTCGCCACGGCGTTTCATCCTGAGTTTTGAGTAGTATTTGCTGTCTCCGCGAACCTTCGCTTTCCCGGTTCCAGCTTTCCCGCCCTTGCTGCTAAATTCCTCATGGTTCATCACAGACCGTTGATTGCCTTAATGACGGCGTTAAGGTCGAGCGTTTCGAGCGTCTGCTTCAAAACTTCGCGATCCACCGAAAC